AATTTACCTCCAGTAGTAATTGCAAGAGTTTCTACTGTACCTCCAGTTTGTGCTAATTGATCTAAAATTGCGGATGCTCCTGCAGCGTTTCCTGTACCTGTAGGTAGTGCAAACGTAATTGTTGGTGCAGTAGCATAGAATACACCACCAGTAGTTCCTCCTGGGAAAAGGAAAGAAGATGTCCCAATACTTATAGGAGAAGATACGACACTAACTCCACCACCCACTATAGGTGAATCTAGAATTGCAGTCGCAGCAGCACCAACATGTTTTGGTGTAGAAAAAGTTACCAATGGTGAAATAACATACCCTGATCCAGGTGCTGTTAAAGTTACTATTCCAACACCACCAGTAGTTGCAAGTCCTACAGTTGCTGCAGCACCAGTTCCACTATTAGATACAAATCTAATACCTGGAGGACTATTATATTCTGAACCAGAATTTAAAAGTTGAACAGACTGAACTGATTGTAATTTTGGATTTGAGTTAAGGTTGCAAACATTTATTCCACCTATCATCGTAGCTGTTGCTATACCAGTTACACCATTATTCGGTGCCGATGATATAGCAACTCTTGGTGGTGAGGCATACCCACCTCCTCTATTTGTCACTGCAATAAATCTAATAGCACCATTAACTATCCCACTAGTTGCTGTTGCAGTTGACGCAGTTCCAACCAAAGTAAGAGTTTGAGTATTACCCAATATAGTTGATATTCCATCATCAGTAAGTCCATCAGATTCTCCACCAACTAAAACATCATCAATACTTTCAATACCAGTATCAATAACTTCATTCTCGAAACGGAAGAGTTCACATCTTAATTCATATACATAATTTTTTTGTAGTTGATAGAAAGGTTTTTCATGTTCTACAAATTTTATTTCAAACAATCTATCTCCAAGGGGAAAATAAAGTAAATCTCCTTCTTTTGGTCTTGTAGATAATTTTATATTTTCTTCATTTTTAATTAGAGGGGAAATATACGTTTCAAATCTTTCCTTTGAGATAATTAAATTAATTTCTTGTGTTGATTGGATACCAAATTTTGATAAGATAGTTGTGTTGTCACCATATCCTTCAAAATTATCAACATAAGCCTCTATAGGATATGCATCATCAAATTTTGATTGTATGACTTCTTTAATTATTGTATTTTCTGAAATATATTTTCTTGGCAAGTAATAAATTTCAACACCATACATCTTCAACTGTTCGTTGATTATGTCCTGAATTAAATTTTGTTCAGAACTAGATCCTTGCTGAAAAAACGGATTAAGCATATTTCTAACCAATCATATCTAATGGTGGAAGTTCATATGTATTGGACATTACTTCTCTGATAGAATCCAATTCTTTCTGAGCATCATCATAAATTTGTCTACCATTCAATTCAACCCCACCAGGAAGTTTTACTCCTTGGAACTTCATCAAATTTTGTCCCCATTGACGTTTTATCAATTGGGTAACATATCTTTTTACAAAAGAATCATTCCAAACTCTTGTAAAATCATTTGGATTCAAAAGTCTATAACAATCTAATACTAGATAATCATCTTTGGTTACAGAACCCCAATCAATATCTAAGTAAAGTCTATCTTGTCTTTGGTTAAATCTTATTTGCTTCTCAGTATTCAACATAAAATCAAGATCTTCTAGATATCTCTTAGTCATTGCATATGTAAGAATTTCGGTAGAACCAAAAGAATACATATCATTTAAAAACATTTGATATTTAACACTAAACATATTGTTTGTTTTAGTGCTAGATCCATCAAATCTGAATATTTTACTTATCCCAATAACCTCTGGAGGAACTTGGATAAAATTACTAGTTTCTTCATATGAAAATGTTGATGTAATTCCAACAGTAGAAGTTGCTGTTGTGGTAACTATCCCTATAGGATTACTTCCCCCTCTACCTTTTCCTCTGTCAATATCGTCTTGAGTTATTTTATATTTTAAAAATGTTTGAGTTACACCATCAAAGTGTCTCTCATGAAAATATTGTAGTGCATCATCAATTAGGTCATCAATTTGCTCATCAGCAACATTGATTTCTAGTACTGGTGCTCCCAGTTGCCTCTTGCAATAATTTACGAGGTCAGACCTACTTGCGGGTTGAGCCATGTATACACTAATTCCTTAAATATATTTATATTGCTGATGCTACTGGATTCACAACTAGTATGTTTCCACTTGCAAGAGCATATGTAGTTCCTCCTTTACCAACTAAAATATCAAATACATATCTTCCTTCTTTAGTTCCTCTAGTATTAGTTTCACTTAAAGATATTTTTAATTTTCCATCATAAGCACTAGTAAATCCAACTGTAAAAGAACTAGTTATTCCCAATGTTGCCCCAATAGCAACACTTTTTGACATAGCTGCTGAACCAGAATAACCAGTAAGATCATATGCAGAATTTGATGTTGTTACAATATCAAAATTAACATTAAAATCTGAACCCCCATACATTGTTAAATTAATACCAGAAGGAACTCCAGAATCTGGATCAAAAGTTATCTTTTTAGTTGCCATCTGATATGCCTATTAGTTTCATGGTTTCTTGTTGCTTATAATAAAGTTTGCAGAATGATTTTGCAATATTTTTTAAAGAATCATTATCATTACAACTATCTATCTCAGATGCTACCTTAGTATATGCAAATTGTTTTGATAAATTATTTAATTCTATACTATCTGGATCCATTTAATAACTCCTTTAATAGTGATTTAATTTCAGAAATCTCATCTTTAATCATAGAAACTTCATCCTCAATTGTCTGTACTTTTTTAATTTCTTTGTTTTTAGCATCACGTCTTGCAACATACTTTTGATGGTCTAATAAATTTGTATTGAGTATTGCACCGGTATGTGGATCTCTTATAAGATCCACATTGTCTTTTACTTTGTACATTTTATGCTAGAGCAAGAACTCTGAGATCTTTTACTCTAGGAACATAAGTTTGATTTTTTCCTGTCAGTACAAGTTTAATCCTATAAGATCTGAATGATGGTAAATCATCCATAGTAAAAGAGTAATCTTTAAAGGATACATTTTTAAATCCATAAGTAGAAATTGGAGTTACAAATGTATCAGATCTTCCATCACTATCCTGTTTATCGATAATTTGACCTTGTGAATCTAAATTGAGATATCCAGGGAACGGAATAAAGATTGGATTAAATCCATTCGTAGAACTAATAGCATAAAATGCGCGAATATCACAATAATCATTAATATGTGCATTTAAAAGAATTTTTAATGAAGTTGCTGAATTTTCTAAAGAAATTTCTTTAGAAATATATTGACATGCAGATGGATCATCAAATAATGTATTTGCACGAGAATCTGTTGCATAATTTTGAATAACATTATTCACTCTATTTGAAGATAAAATAGTATTAATTCTTTGGGCATCCAATACTGGTGAAATATTTGCATTAAGTGTTGATAAATTTAATCTCATCTGTAAAGATTTGCCACCTTCAATATTTGCAAGTTTATAATCTTCGTTAACTTTTGAACAAATTAATCTGGTGCTGTCCATATAATTTGCTTGATTAAATGCTATAGGTTCAAATGGAACATCAATAAATGGAATTTCTTTTCCACTAATACTTTGACCTGTAATAGTTCTAATCTCACCTTTAATCGAAGTTCCACTTACAGTCATGTTATGTACATTTGGAGTTATAATTTCAAAAGGCATATTTTGTGTTGCCTTAATTTCAAATCCACCTGTTGATTTAGATTCTTGTGCAAAAAGTTTTGGCCAACCAACATCATTACTTCTGTCATCATTATCAGAGTTAAACTTTTCAGACATATCAACTTTGATATTGTACGAATCATATGCAATTGAGTCTGCAATAGTAGAATCACTTAATAAATGAGTCTTGTTAATTCTTAATAAATTAACACCATTTAATTCATATTTAAATACTGGAGTCCCTGCAGGATATGATACTGAAGTTCCTTGATAATTTCTGACAATATTTCCACCAATAACATTTCCATTTACTGAACTATACTCAATAATTTCTTTACCAATTCTTAAGTATCCAGTATTTGTTGTTCCGACAGAAACATTTTCAAAAGTTCCAAATGATGATCCATCTGAAACGGATATTCCTCCAGTTGATGTGGAATCATAAGCAGCACTTAATCTTGCCGGTTTTACATCAGAGATAGCATCTTTAATGATAACTTTGTTGTCAGGGGAATACATTCCATGATTTTTATGACTAACCTTAATATGCAATCCATCAGTATCTTCAATAATCGACGATACTTGAATATTTCCACCTGCTCCACCAGGAATACCTTGATTGAGAGTTTTTGCAATACCAACACTGTTAATATAACTAATACTATTAGCAGCACCAGCAACAATAAAGTTTCCTTGAACATTATTAAGAATAATTTCGCTAGTATTTCCTATTCCAGAAACAGTTAATCTTACATTTTTTCCAACTGAAGCTCCACCAATAGTGTTAATTCCAAGAACATCTCCAACTTGATATCCAGATCCACCAGCATTACTTACAGTTGCCCCAACTGCAACACCATCCTTAACACTAACTTTGGCAACTGCACCTCTACCATTTCCTGATAGTGATATGAGATTGACTCCAGTAAAAGTATAAGAACCATCTGTAGGTGTTAATCCAATACCAGCATTTGATATTGATAAAGTTCCTGCAGCAGTTCCTGCAGTTCCCACAAGATTTCCAGTTGCATTGGTTCCAACTTGGAAGAAAGTATTTCCAGTTTCAAATCCACTATCAGTGATACTTGTAGTTGCCAAACCTACTCTAATTTGTCTAGATGAAAAATTAAGTGAATTTGGTTGCAAGGTTGGAATTTGCCTATTACCTTCAGATAATTCTGGACTATAAAAATCTACAGAACCTGATGATAGGAACTGTGCTTTATATAAGGTAAACTTCAAATCTTCCCACTGACTAGCTTCCCATGTAGATGCATTTTGTGATTTAAATAATGATCCAAGATATGGTTGATTTGAAATAAATGTGTCGGACAATATATCATTTTCACCAATCCTAGAAATGTATACACTATATTTTGTAGAATTTGATAATAGGCATACTGCATATTCAGTTCCACCTGCAAGATAAACCGGAGATTTAAATTCAATTGTTTGTGCTATAGATCCATCATCAGAAAGTATAATATCTGCTGGGTCAACAACAACTTCTGAGAAAGGAAGTACTCTTGTTGTTGGATATCCATTTTGCATTGTTCTAAGTTGAACAACCAAAGGAATATCCATATCATCTTTTGACCTAAGGAAGATGTCAACTTTAGTGATAAACACTCCAGTCTGTTCTTCAACTAAGAATGATTGTGCAAGAGGATCTCCCCAATCTTGTGGTGGTGGATCTGCAACAAAATTAATTCTTTGAGTAATACTAGATGTTGTTGAGTTTGATATTGAATCAACAATTGTACTACCTGTTTGTTGAGTTCCTAGATTTGTATTAACTGATTTTTCAGCAAATTCTTTTCTAGTTTCAATTCTTGCATTTCTTACTGAATTTATATTTTCTTGAATTGTTTCAAGAGTTCCTGATGAAGAATATCCTTCTTCACAAATTGTTGTGCAGATGTCTTGATTATTATCTTCTTCATTGATAAGAGTTAGTGTTTTCGATCCAGTATCAAATTTTACATTAAAAGGATTATTTGGATTGGGAATATAAAAACTGCCCGTCAAATTTGATCCCAAATCAGTAATTAAACGAACCTGAGTAATAGTTGCTTCTGCTCCACTAGTTTCTCCCTTAAGAGTCATTCCAGATTCGACAAAACCTCTATATTCTCCATTTGCTTCATTAGATAATGAAAATGTGTCTACGTTTAAAATAGTTGAAGTAAATCCATATGATGCACCAAGAGTATTTCCATCATATGGATTTTCTCTAAACACTGCAGTAGGTGCATTATATGGACCTTCTCTATGATTATGTTGAGCAACTCTAAAGGTTATATTACCAATTGCATCTGGCAAAGGTCTTTGAGAAAAAGCTGAAACCATAAATCCACTAACTTTCTCTCCAACCTGAAAAGATCCAGATGTCATTGTAACTTCTAGAAGTTTTGGTACACAATATTTACTTACATTTTGCCCATCAAAGAAAGCATAAAGTCTAGTAAGAGGTTTCATTCTCTTAGAAGTAAATTCAATATTTCTAGACCTCATGGTTGCGACTAAATCCCTACTAACAACTTTATCGCCAATAGATTCTGTATCAAATTGTTCAGTAACAATTGTTCGAGTTCCATCTCTGGACATTTCGTCCGTTTGAGTAGTTTCCCTAAAAGAATCTTGGATAGTATTTACAGTTGTAGTAACAGTAGTATCAGTAATTTCAATTACATTTATTCCAGCACGATTTGTAGCTCTACGTCTTATGGTCTCACTTTCTGAAGTTGTAACATCATTACTTTCACTTCTTTCGGTTGTCCAATCATTGTGTGTAAATCCAGTCCAATTTGTCTCCCAAGAATCCCATAGGATAGGACCAAATCCAGTTTGTGGATCTAAACCTTCAGTAGCTGTTAATAGATCCATAGTATTAGCATAATTACCTTCAACATCAATTATTTTTGCATCCAATCTTACAGTATCTACCCAAGTATCTGATGCAGGATTTAATTCCATAGTTCCTTGCCAGAAACTAATCATAAATGGAGTTACACTTTCAGTTCTAGTTGCAAATGTTTGCTTAATATATTCAGTTTCTCCATAATCTAAAGTAATTATATCGTTAGTTTTTCTTATGTTAATTCCATCGGGTGATGCAAAATTTAAATCTACACTTGAATCCCTATTTGTAACAGGCCCAAAAATTAAATCAATAGCATTGGTATAGTGTCTGGGTCTTAATTGACTAAATTTTCTATCAATACTGTTATTAATTGGGAGGCGACTTTCTTGTGTTTTAAATGACTCAAAATTGTCAACAAAAAATCCAGATTTAAATCTATTATTACCTTCAGAATCAGTAACTAATAAATTTGTAGTGTTTATTTCTAAAAGAGAAAGAGATGTATAGTACTCAAGATTTTTAATTCTAGTATCAAGATTGCGGATATCTTTCATCTGATATCTCTTATGCTCTAAGAATTTCAAAGATGCCTGCTTTACATTATAAAGATATGGAGGAAGATTTACTTCTGCAATCTCCAAACTATCGTCAATAGGATTAGGTCTTTGTGGAGATTCTGCAGGATCTCCATAAATTATTTGAAATTTTCCATACTTATCTAAAAATACTCTATCAATTCTTCCAAGATAATAAGTAAATTCTGATAAGAAAGATTCATCGGATGCTAGTATATTTGCAGCAGAGTTTCCAGAGCCATCAAAATTTCTACCATAAAACTCTAAAGGAGATCTTGTTCCTTCTGCAACAGTATAATCAGAAACTCTAGGTCTGATATCAACAATATCAGTATTTCTACTACCATTAATAGATTGAATTTCAGTCGAATAATTAAAATTCCTGTAAGAATCTACTGTCGTAAAATCTCCAGTATCAGTTGACTCATATGATCCGCTTGAGAAATATATTTTTATTTTTTTAGATGGTGCTTCTATACCTTTTTTTCTAGTAATAAATCCTTGATCATAAAATGTGCCTTGCTGCCCACTATTGAAAGTAAAGTTTGAACTAATATCAAAACTATTAGACTCTATAGTAGAAACTTCTGCTTGTATACCAGAATCTTGGAAAGTTACGGTTTCTCCTTCTTTAAAATCAGTTGCATTTTTATAAATGTATGATATTTTAGAGGAGTCTATTTTTTCAATAATTATTGCATTAGCACCTGATAAATTCCCAATAAAAGATTCTCCAACTGACAATTCTGCTATTGTTGTAGAATTACTAGTAATAGTAGTAAAATTAATTTTTGGTGCTGACGGATCAGAACTTCCTTCTGATTCAAAAATAGCATGAATCTGAATAATATCAGGAGAATTTAGGGAAATTGTATTATCTTGAACTCTTGTTCCATATGGGTAGTTTCCATAAGTCAATCCATTATTTAATGTTGTTGCCCCGACACCAGAACCTTGATTTTGAGATTTGTCAACAAGAACACTTTTTACAAGATTTTTAATTTTTACTTTTGATTTTGGTTTTATTTTTCTTAAGGTTGCAATAAGAGTAGATCCAGTGTCATTACCACCAAGACCATAAATTTGTAAAGTAGTTGATCCATTTGATAAAGATATTTTATCAGATGATAATGCTTCAGTTGTGCCATCTGATCTTACTAATGCATATCTTTCGTCATCAAATGGTAAAAAAGTTTCACCTGCAACAGAATCTACTGCAGATGATAACTGTCCTGATGATATATTAACAGTAAATGTTTTTCTAATTGAAATTTGAGCATTTGTTAGATCAATATCAGAAATATTTTCTTTTGGTAAATTGGTATATAATGTATTATCCGAAGATGATGCAAGTCTTGTTGTTATAAGTTGTAGATCGTTTACCTCTAAAGTTGAAGCTAAGTTGAAACTTTGATAAACTCCAGGAACTGATGTTGGTTGTGATATAACAACATTATTTGTTCCAACACTTTCAACTATTCCTATCGTTTTTTCTAAACGACCTGAACCAACTTGAGTAAACTGAAGAATATTTCCAATTTTAATAATTCCAGGAAAATTGGAATTTGTGCTTTTTACAGTACTAACTCCAGGACTTCCGGAAGTAGTACTTATTGTAGCAATACCAATATTTAAAATTGGAGACTGAACTGCATCAGCACTAAAGGTGCCTATACCAGATAATCCAGTTGTTTCATTAATTGGTCCATATACTGATTTGACATCAGACATACTAAATGCCGACACAGCAATAGCAATTCTTCCGTTTGAAATGCCGTCAAACTCTAAACTTTCATTTTTTACAAACTCTCCTTGAGTTTCGTATATACTTAATGCTGTTCCACTTGAAACTGCATTTTTTAAAAATCCAGTTGCCCCACTGTTAGAACCTTTGACAAAAGTTGGAACGCTTAAAGTAATTGCTTGATTAAGAGTTAAACTTGTAATTGGTTGAACATCATACAAAGATATATTCCATTCATTCAGAGAACTATTACTTGTATTATAAGAACCAGATTCTAATCTATAATCATAAACTCTTGCAATACCAACTTCTGTTCCAGGTGCTGTTGTATCTGTAGTAAGTCCGACCCTAGCACTTCTTAAACTAAGAACATATGTATTACCAATACCTATACTTGGTGCTCTAAATGTTCTATTTAATCGTAAAGTTGGTCCAGTATTATAATTAATTGCCTGGTCTGTTAAAGTTTTTGTTGTTCTTGGTTTTAAAACGTCAATAAAAGTAGATGATAATGTTTCAATATCATATCCCCTAACAAGAGCTCTACCTGGAGGAAACTTATATGCTATTAAATTTTCTGATGCAATTTGTCCTCCATATGTGAGTTGCCCTTGCTCAAAAACACCACCATTTCCTTTTCCATTATTTAAAGATTCTAAAACAGAAACACTAAAAGCTTTTACATAATAATCTCCAGATTCTGCATATGTTCTTGACGCCAACATATCAACTATGTCAAGTGCTCCTGGTCCTCCACCATGATCATTTGATTTTCTTGGAGTTTTTAAAACTCCATTTTCAATAATTGCCAATTCAACAAATTGATTATCATTATAATCTGTTAAAGATTTTTTGAATAATCCAACTGAAATTTTAAATCTATCGGCACCTGGTGCAGAATAATTATTATATCCTTGAGAATTATCATTTAAACTTTCATCTAAATCAGAATTTATTATTTCTTCGTTAACAAATAAACCTATTCTGTATGAAGGTATATTGGTATATTGTTCTAAAATTATAAGTTCAGTTTTAACATTTACAAAATTTCCATGAATAAAATAAATACCTTCCTGAATTTGAAAAGATGACCCTGTTTGTGCTGCATTGGACACTAAAGTAGTGGCAAATGGTGTTCCAGCAGAAATTGATGAATTTCCAAGAAGACCAGATTCAATTGTAACATTACAAGTTAGATTTTCCCCATCAGAAAATGTTTGAGTAGAATTATTTTCTAAACTAGAACTTAAATAGTTAATATATAATGTTAAATTTCCTCTTTCAGAATCTTCAGGTAAAAGAATTTTATCTACAACACCACTAACTCCAGATTTTTCTCCAACAATCTTTGTTCCTAAAAGTTGTCCCGCATATGCAGATACTGGAATACCTAAGTAATTATTTTGTAATTGTATACAATAATAATTACTATTATATCCAATATTACCTGGAATTACTTTAGCACCCTCTTTAAAAAAATGTTGACCGAATTTTTCAATTTGATTTTGAAGAATTGATTGTAATCCAGTCAACTCTCTAGCTTGTACAGGATATCCTGGTTTAAAGAGAATCTTATGGTAATCGTTAGCAGCATCAAAGTCGTCAAAATATGGAGCTACATTTAAATTTGTTTGCTGAGACATAATTCTTTAGAACTGCAAAATAATTTTGATATCTTCTTTTTGATTTACTGATCGGGTGATCGCGGGACGATTATCGACGTAAATGATATTTCCTGCGTGTTTTTTAACTTCTGGACCGGAAACCCCATTTGTAAATGACTGACCAAGATAATATGTCCTATTATTTATTACTGTAGAGATACCGGTAAAAGAGGTATCAATTGCAAGATTTGATCCTGATGATGGAACAATTGTCAAACTACCTCCAGTATCTGGAGATGCTGTAAATTCTTTTTGTTGATAACCATAGGTTGGATTTGTAATTCCAATTCCTGCGGTTGTAAATCCTGCAAGAGACCTATCTTGCCAATATTTTAATACTCCAGTAAGTTGATTGTAACTTATTACTCTTCCAACAGCTGTTGATCCTGTTGAAATAGTTTGTATAAAATATGAATCTGTAGTGAACAGTGCGGTACTATATCCAATGCCTGTCAATCTAATAGCATTAAGGGCACTTGCTTTATCTACTGTTAATATAGATCCTGCAGTAACTTTTGGATTTTCTACAACACCAACTCTTGCTATTTGATTGCCAACTATAAAATCGGGATTTTCATTATCATTTTCAATTCTAGTATAAAGAAGAATATTATATGCACCGAGTTCTCTATAAATGTCTGAACCATGACCACCTTGAGGAGTCATAATTGGATTAAAAGTGGGTGATGTGCCAGAAGAAGGTATGCCCCCAGCATTTAAATCAATGCTTCCATAAGTGTATCCCGATCCTTGACTTGAAACAATTACATTAGAAACTTTAGAATCTCCACCAATTGTTATTGAACATTCTGCTCCAGATCCATCACCACTAATAGGAACTCTAGTATATGTTTGGTTGGCAGTTCCTACCCCAATTCCACGGTTTGTTATTGTTACAATTTTTATCGAACCATCAACGGCATTATCTCTAACTGGTGCATTTTCTGTTGATTCTGACCAATTGACAGGAACTGGCATAAAATCAGTTGATTCAAATTTTATAATTTCACTGGGTTTGATAGTATACAGATATTTCCAAATATATCCATCTCCACTAGCACCTGCACTTCTTGGTTCCAAATCTGTAAAAACTGGTTCATCTAAAGATGGTTTGCCTAATGGAGTATCTGGAGTTATTCCATTGCGAAGACAAATATAAACTCTATAATCACTATTCATTACATAATATGCTGCAGAATATAGATTTGTCGCTCCAGAAACTGCTGCAGAATTAGAAAAACTATAATCATGCCTATACATGTCATAAGTTGTTCCAGATGTCCATATTCTTTTAGGAATTACTTGTCTAATATCTTCGGAGTTAATTTTTTTAAGAGCTACCATAGTATCCCAATAATCATTCTCTTGAGAAAAATTATCTACAGGCGCTGGTGGAGCTGAATTCCAATTTGTATCATAATTTGTAGGATTTGGTAACCCTACAAAGGAATAATAAGAATTGCTACTAGAGGTTACCTCAGCAACAAATTTCTTAGCATTCAAGAGTCTAATTTGATCAGTAATTATTGCAGACATTTGCCATTAATAATGGAGTTTTTTTCTATTTATCAGACATTAAATATCATAATTTTTTGATCTTAATGGTACAGATCTTTCAATTATCAAACCTGTCGAAATTCCTACCACCCCATTTTGAGTATATGCAGGATGAGTTACAATTCCAATTCTTGATTTTAAAATAATTTTACCCCAACTATATGATCCAAATCCACCAGTTCCAATAAATCCTTGAGGATATGGTGATGCGAATGAGTCATCAACTTTAACATAAACTCTCCTACAAACAGTTGTTCCAATTCCAACCCCAGCACCATTAAATCCTGTTATTCTCATGACATTTTCAACATTATCAACAACATATACATTATCAACAAAAGTTGTACCAACCCCAACAGTATTTCCATTATTG